TCACTTTGAGAATTCTGACCTGCGGCATTACCTAGTGCAACAGCATTTTGTACTTGATTTGATTGACCTGCTCCATTACCTATAGCAACTGCACTTGAACCTTGTGATGTTTGACCCGCTACAATTCCAATAGCAATGGCACTGGAACCTTGAGAAGTATTACCAGCAGAGTTACCTATCGCAATTGCACTGTCACGTTGGAAATTGCTACCAGCAAAACCACCAATAGCAATAGAGCCAAATCTTTGATTGGTTTGTCCAGCATTTGAACCGATAGCAACAGCATTAGTACCTTGTGTGTTTTGTCCTGCGTTCAGACCAATTGCAATTGATGCATTTCCTTGATCTGTTTCACCTGCATTTGTACCTAATGCAACATTTGTTGAAGTCAATCTTAATGTACCAACTGTTACAGTACCAAATGATCCGATAGTAGAGTATAATGTACTGGTTGAAATATTTGTTGCTAACAAATTGCTTACAGTAATATTACCAGCATTTAAATTAGTAACAGCAAAAGATCCAGCTGTAAGAGAACCTCGAATATAAGCATTACCACCGACATTAAGATTATCATCTATACCAATACCACCACTTAATACTAACGCACCTGTAGATACATCAGTACTAGTTGTATTATTGCTAATTCTCATAACACCAGTGAAACTAGTATTAGCTCCTACGGAGAGACCACCGTATAGAACGAGAGATCCTGTAGAAGCATTTACTGATTCGGTAGTGTCTAAAATGACAATAGGATTTAAAAAAAACCATGCTATTATTATTATTAACGGACATTTTTTGGGGGTTATACTATATAGTAAGAAAAAATAAACGCGAAATTGCGTTCAAAAAATAAATTAAATACTATGGAAAAAATAAACGCGGAAATGCGTTTCAAGCATAAAAATATAGAATTTAGCATACCCAGTTGCACATTTAAATTACACTCGATATTTATATTCAATTGTTCTTTTATAAACATAAATATAAATATACGTTAAGATAATAAAAGTATAATATATTTATGTATTAAGTTATATGCCAAAAATAAAGGATATTGATGTATTGAATAAGTTTAATTTGCTTGAAAATAAAATTGATATAATAAATACAAGTTTGAATTTAAAAAAGTATATATTAAATGATTTTTTCAATTACATAGATTTTAAAAATTATATACAAGATTGTTTTTCTAAATTAAAAAACGAAATAATATCTCTTGTAAAAGATCAGGGTCAATCTGATAATGATCTTGTTTCTAAAATAAATAGTATTTTTTCAGAATATATAGAATATATGTTTGTAAATGTAGACGAAAAATTTAAAACATGTTATGATGATGATATATATATTTATGAAAGTGTAAAAGCGACAGAAAATAAAATAAATAATATCTATTTTGAAAATCAAATAATCAAACATCAATTACAATTAGGAGAACGTTTGTATAATTTAGAAGAGTCATTAAATAGTTTGCAAAAAATCGTTAAACTAAAAATAGATGAAATAGACAAGATTAAAAATAATATTATTTAAAAATAAAATTATATATCCATTTTATATAGATGAGGAAGAAAAAGGAGAAACATGGAACACCTAATTATTCTAAAAAATATGGGGGGTTTGTGAATAAATCCAAGAGTATTCATTCAATTATGCATAAACATGAAAAACGTTTAGAAGATTTTAAAAATAAAGATGGAAGATTAAAGGTAATAAAGGATAAGATTAATGGTTTAAAAAGAGAATCAAACAAATTATCAAAAGATAAATCGTATAAAGTATTGAATGATGAAAATGTATCTGATATGATTGTAAGATTGAATAATATAGATATTGAGATAAAAAAGTTGGAAATGGAATTCAAAGTGATTGAATCGGGTGAAGATGAAATAGAATATTTATTAGAATCATCTTATCTTATGTCAGAATATATGACATTAGAAGATCAAGAGACAATATTATTAGAAAACAATGATGATCATTCTGATGAATTAAATGATATAATTAATAAAAAAAATAGGTTAATAGATGAGTACATGTTAAAGTTTGAAAATAAATGTTATAATCATAAAAGGGTGACTCAAAATTTAAATTGTCAGAATTGCAATGTGCCATATGATATTGAGGAGGGGTATTTGGTGTGTTCATTATGTGGTTTATGTGATAATGCTATAATACATGCAGAAGATTTATCATTTAAAGAAATGAGGGATTATGAGTATAGACCGCAATTTACATATGATAAAATGAGTCATTTAGATGATTGGTTGAGGCGTTTCCAGTCAAAAGAGAACAGAGTAATACCACAAGAAGTATTGGATAAAGTAATTTTGCAGGCAAAAAAAGAAAAAGTTCAGAATCTTAATTTATTGACAGAGGACAAGGTTAAAAAATATTTGAAACGACTTAATTTAAATGAATATTATGATAATATTATTGGTATTATTAATAGAATAAATGGTAGACCACCATTTAAATTGACAACGGAGATAGAAACAAAAGTAAAGATGATGTTTCAACAGATACAAAAGCCATATGAAAAGTATAAACCGAGTGGACGTAAAAACTTTTTATCTTATTCATATTGTATTCATAAATTATTTCAGATATTAGGATTGCATGAATTTTCAACATATTTTCCATTATTGAAAAGTGTGGATAAATTAAGACAACAGGATGATATTTTTAAAAAAATAGTAGCTGAAATGTCAGAACAAGACAAATCTGTAAAATGGGTTTTTTATCCAAGTGTATAAAATCAAAAACGCATTTTCATGGATGTATTTTACTTTTAATTTACTAGGTATAATTAATTAAATAAAAAGTTTATGAATATAGATTATATTATACGTTTTTTGTATAAATACATGTTTATATTAAAGGCTGCATCAGATGGTTGGAGAATTAAATATATAGGTGGTGATAGTTTTAAATTTTATAATAAACATACACGTGATACCATACAATCTATAGAAGATTTTATTTATAAATACAGTAATAAATTATTTTAAGTAAATTATTAGGTTTTTATTAATTTTTTTTATTTTAATATATTATAAAAAAATGTTAAAAGATTTATTAAAGGGGTTAAAAAGTAATAAAAATATAGTATATTATGTTATTATTGCAGTATTAGTATATTTAATTTATACTGAATGGAATAAAAAGGAGAATTTTACGTCGACTAATTCTATGGATCAGACAATACTTTTATATGGTAATACAGCTAATTTTAATCCAAGTGGTACTGGTCATATAATAATTATGGATACTGATACAAGAGAACAACGTGTTGCCAAATTAAATTCTCTTCCTCAAGGTAATACTAAAACTCAATTGCAAAATGCAATCAAAAACGTTGGAGGTAATCAAATAATTATTCCAGGCGGTGCTGGTTTAATTCAACCATTTACGATTTCTAGTCCAGGTACATATAACATTAATTTTGAAGTATTTGCTCCTAGTGTAAATAGTGATAGTTTTCTCATGACTTTAACAGGTCAAGGTATTAATATTAGTGAAGTTTGGCATGTAAAAAGAAGTAAATCATTAGTATTCAGAACTTGGAAAAAATTGTACCTCGCGCAAGGAAATTATGGATTACATATACAAGGCCGTGAAGCAACAGGAATATCAAAAGTACAAATAAAATTTGTACCTACACCTGCACCGCACCTGCACCTATACCAAGAAATATAGCTTTTGAAGAACCTCAAGGATCACCAAAAGGATATAATAGGTTAATTTCATCTAAAGGATTTTTACAAGCATCTGGTAGTGGGTTGGTATATCATACTTCTAATAATGTTACCCCAGCTCTTTCTGCATACGCGCAAGGGCAAGGGCCATTTAGATTAGTTATGCAAAATGATAGAAATTTAGTAGTGTATGATAGAAATACTCGACCAATAGCAGCAACTGGAACTGATTTAAAACCAGGTGACGTATACAACGGTCCTTATCGTGCTATATTAACTGATGATCATAATTTAACGATTGTAGATAAAATGGATGGAGTTGTATGGACAAGACCACTATTAATAAATATAGCTTTTGAAGAACCTCAAGGATCACCAAAAGGATATCAGGGATTAATTACAACTAATGGATTTTTACAAGCATCTGGTAGTGGATTAGTATATCATACTTCTAATAATGTTGTCCCAGTTCTTTCTGCAAACGCGCCAGGGCAAGGGCAAGGGCCATTTAGATTAGTTATGCAAAATGATAGAAATTTAGTAGTTTTTGATAAAGATACTCGAGCAATAGCAGCAACTGGAACTGATTTAAAACAGGGTGAAGTATACAACGGCCCTTATCGCGCTGTATTAACTAGTGCTCATACATTAATGATTTTAGATAAAAGGGATCGAGTTGTATGGTCAAGACAATTAGTAGTACCTATTACCACAACAAGACGACCAATGTCAACTACTACACCCAGAACTACTACACCCAGAACTACTACACCTATAAGTAATGTATTTGCATCTACTATGGCACCTACTATGGCACCTACTATGATACCTGCTAATGTACCCGTAGCTGATGTATTTGCATCTACTATGGCATCTACTAATGTATCCGTAGCTAATGTACCCGTAAGTGATGTATTTGCAACTACTATGGCACCTGCTAATGTACCCATAAGTGATGTATTTGCAACTACTATGGCACCTGCTAATGTATCAGTAGCTAATGTACCCGTAAGTAATGTATTTGCATCTTCTATGGCTGGGTACTAAAAATAATTAAATACCCAGAGTACTGTACTAAATTAACGTATAGTAAATTTTTTTTAACATTTTTTATATATAAATATTTTATAGATATAATATATAAATGTTTAACAAACTATTAGGAAAATTAAAAACTAATAAAAAAATCGTTTATTATGTGATTATTGCAATAATTGTTTATTTAATTTATACTAAATGGTATCAAAAAGAAAGTTTTTCTCCAGCTCCAATGACTACAACAAGAGGGCCAATGCCTTCGCCAATGCCTTTAAGAATGACTACAACAAGAGGGCCAATGCCTTCGCCAATGCCTACAAATATAGCTTTTGAAGAATCTCAAGGGTCACCAAAAGGATATAATAGGTTAACTTCACCTAACGGATTTTTAGAAGCATCTGATAGTGGATTGGTATATCGTACTACTAATGGTATTGTTGTCCCAGTTCTTTCTACAAACTCACCAGGGCAAGGGGAAGGTCCATTTAGATTAGTTATGCAAAATGATAGAAATTTAGTAGTGTATGATAAAAATACTCAAGCAATAGCAGCAACTGGAACTGATTTACAACCGGGTGAAGTATATAAAGGCCCTTATCGCGCTATATTAACTAGTGCTCATAATTTAAGTATTGTAGATAAACAGAAACAAGTTGTATGGTCAAAACAATTAGTAGTACCTACTACCACAACAAGACGACCAACGACAATACGACCGATGGCAAGTGGGCTGATGACAAGTATTCCAAAAATTACCACAACAAAACTACCGATGGCAAGTGGGTTAATGACAAGTATTCCAAAAATTACCACAACAAGACGACCAATTACAAGTGGGCTAATGACAAGTGGGCCAATGCCTTCAACAAGTGGGTCTATTATAGGATCTTGATTTAAATAAATTGTATATTGTATTTATTATTAAAAAATGAAAATATAAGGATGTGTAAATAATACAAGATGAGTTATTTATTAGAAGATTTTATTGATGTAAAAATACCAAATGATTGTAAATTATGTATATTTGATTTAGATGATACATTAAAATTTAAATACACTGGTACGTATTCGCGTGATGCAAAAGCTATTTTACAGTATATGAAATACAATAATATACAAATGGCTGTAGCATCATTAAATATTTATGCAAAAAAAATATTATTAAATGATGAAACATTATTTTTTTTTAAAGATATTCAAAATAGAACTTTTGATAATGAAAAAGATTTTGATAAAATAAAAATGTTTACAAGAATTTGTAAAAAGTTAAAAATATCTTATGAGAATGCAATTTTATTTGATGATAATTTCATTCATTGTATTGAAGCATCTTGTGTAAATATGAATTATATTGAAGTGGATGGGAATAAAGGTATAACTTGGAAAGATATTAAAAAAGGTATGAATAAATTTGTAATTAGACGTAAAAGTATTTAGATACGAAAAAATCGTTTATAAGAGTTTTTAAAATTAATTCGGAATCCATAAGTAAAAACGCGTGGACGTTTTTTTAGGAGATAATTATAAATATTTTTAAATTGTTCTTTTTGATCAAATGTTTTAGGAATATCTGGGATAAAAATGATATTTTTATCTAATAATACTTTTAAAAAAGCTGCAACAATAATGGCTGAACGTTGAGCTCCTGCTCTACAATGGATAAGAATGTTTTTTTTTTCTTGTACATATTTTTTTAGCATAAATGGTAAAATATATTTAAGATATTCTTCCATAAGTAAGATGTCTTTTTCTAAAAGAGAATCGTAAACAGAAATTCTAAAGGTTTCTATATTTTTTAATTTTTTTAATGAATTTTCATCAAACATTTCATTATAAAATGGTATATCGGGGGTACAATTAATGATAACATCAATATTATTTTTTTTAATAAATTTTAAATCTAATGGGGGTTTATAGTTAGCAAGCCATAATCTAGGGATAATTTCGTCGGCGTCATTTGCATAAAACATTTTGTATTGTTCTTTAATTAATAACAAAGAAATAAAACGTGAAAAAATGAAAAAAATAAATAATAATTATATATATATAAGGGTAGATGTATAGAAAAAAAAAGTTGATTATTGAAAAAAAAGACGCTTCAACTACAACTGATAATACAACTAATTATACTACTGACTATGATGATAGTGATGGATATACAGAGACGACTGAGACATCAGAGATGACTAAAAAGATACCTATTAAGAAATCAAAGCCAGTTGTAAACAGGGCTGTAACATTTAAAAGTATAGTGCAGTCTAATTATACAAAACCTGTGTATGGTAGTAAGCAAGATAATTTAACATTAGAAGAAATAAAGGAAAAGTTAGAAGGGTATGTATCATTAAAAAGTATAAATGATAAAAAGGTATTAACAATGTTGCCTTTATTCAAGACGTGGGTGAGATATTATAATGTAGAAAAAAAACAATTTAGAACAGGAGGATTATTAATGAAAGTGGCATATCCTGAATATATAACATTAGTGAATACAGTAAATAATGTATCGTGGTCAGTTCAATTAAAAGATGTAATTATTTATATTCTTCATCCTGATATAGCAAAACAAAGGATTGAGGAAAATGAGGAAAAGAGAAAGGAAAAATCAAAGGAAACCCAGGTAGAAAGAAAAATAGAGAAACAAAATGAGAAGAAGAAGGAAAAGGTAATCAAGGACAAGTTATATGAGTTGTATAAAAAGGGTGAATTAAGAAAGACAACTTAGAAATAAAATGAAAAATTTTTATTATTAATAATTAGTAATGAATAATAGAAATAACAGACTTTTTAAAGAATTATATAAATTGCAAATTGAACAAAATAACAAAAATTTATTAGATAATGATTTTTTAATATATTTTAATGAGGAAGATATAACAGTAGTACATGCTATTATAAAAGGACCGTATGAAAGTGTATATAGACATAAATTTATACGTTTAGATTTTGAAATACCAGAAGATTATCCCTTTAGCCCTCCGAAAGTAAAGTTTATTAATCATGATTCTGTAAGAATTCATCCTAATTTTTATGAAGATGGCAAGTGTTGTTCTACTATATTAAATACATGGGGTGATTCTAAATTTGAAAAATGGACATCAAGCATGGGTATTGAAACTATTTTATTAATGTTTCATTCATTTTTAGATAATAATCCATATATGTATGAACCTGGTGGTAGAGATGATCCAAGTTATAGTGTATATGTAAAGTATCAAAGTTGGTCAACATGTTTACTTAAATATTTACAATTTGAAAAGATTAATCGTTTTCAAGAATTTATTCAAAATTATTTACTTGAAAATATAGACACAGTCTTTAATGAATTATATCAACAATTAGAAGAGTATCCATATGGTTATTATACGTGTAGATGTTTTGAAATAGATAATTATATGGTTAATTATTCAAAGGTAATTGATATGTTACACCATTATTATAATTATATTAATTATACGGAAAATATAGCAGACGATGATATAAACGAAAATATTGATTTTGTAGAATTTACGAATATGGATTATAAATGTCATATTTGTTATGATACGCAAAATATTCCAGAAGAAAATACAATTATTACTTTACATTGCACTCATACTTTTCATCAAGTCTGTTTAAATACGCATATTACAACAAATCATAACTTATGTTCAATGTGTAGAAGTGAATTAACAGAACAGGATACATGTAAATTATTAAAACAAGAATGTGAGTTGAATGTGAATGATAATTGGATTATTAATCCATTGACAAAAAGAAAAGTAAAAATAGGTAGTAGAACATATAAATATTTGGTTGAAAACAAATTTATCTAACTTTATAATTTTATTATCTTGTAAAGTTAAATTTTATTAATTTTATAATTGCATCCATTTTCATTAAGTTTACTGACGGTGTGTTTCTTCAGATTTATTTTTTTCCATTTGGAAAAAAAATATCTTATAATCTTCATCTTTGATAAAATTACGTTTAATCGTTTTTGCTATATTTTGCAATTATATGTAAAAAAATAGCAAGGTATTGTTAAAATTATTCACTTCCGGGGTTAACGTCGATGATATCGCCATCTTTATTGATGAGAACTTTTAATTTTTTAGTGTTGGCAAATTTCTTTTTTAATTTTTGAACTTTTTCAAAGTCTTTTTCGTTTTGTTCTTCGTATTTTATATTATAATTTGAGTTATGAAATTTCCATAATTTGGGATGTCCAGTGTAAAAATTACTGTGACTTTCGGCTTTATACCAAAATATTTGATCTTTTAAATCTGTGCTATTAGATGACGTTTTTATGACGAGACATTCGTGGTTTTGTGTACAAGAGTCGAGTATATTATTAAAGTAATCAAAGCTAGGAATCATCCCAGCGTAATCGTCATAGATCTTCTTTCGATTTTTGATAGATGGTTCATTGAAAACAAATACATAATCAATGTTACTTCGCAAATCGGGTGTAATACCTAATGGATATTGCATAGTAAGTATAAAAAGAATATTATAATGTCTTCCATTGAAAAAAATACTTTTTATAGTTTTTTCTTTTTTCCAATTTTGAGCGTCGTGTAACATATCATCTAGAACAATAAAAATATTATTAGCGGGAAGTTTACCGGTATCAGATTTACCTTGTAATTTAGCTTCTCTGATTTTTTTCTTTTGTTTTGTCAATACATTTTCTATTAATTCGGGATCATATTCTGGATGGATAAAACAATCTGGTATAAAATCTCCAAAAAAAGGTGATGCTTCTTCTGTACCTGAAAAAACAACTCCTGATGGTATATGTTGATGATGATAAAAGATATCTCGTGTAAGAAAACTTTTCCCAGATCTTCTTCTCCCGAGGATAAGTATGGTCGCATCTGGAAGAATATTTTTTATTTTGAATTTACGTAATGAGAGTTTTGCGAAATCTTCCAACATATGTTATATATTTTACTACAAGGTAATTTAATATTATAATAAAACGAAAGGTGTTTAAAATAAAAATTTTAAATATTTCAGATTTTTAGAAGATGATATTATCCATTGATGTAGGATTAAGAAATTTAGCAATGTGTGTTATAAGTTGTAAGGATCAAAGGGATATATCAACATATTCAATAAAATTATGGGATGTATTTAATACATTAGAAGAAGAGGAATACAAATGTCAAAGTAAAATGAAAAATGGTAAAATATGTGGAAAACGTTGTTTATTTAAATATCCTTTACAAAATCAATTTAATCAAAACGCACAAGATGGGCGAAATGTATATACATGCAAGGTTCATTTTCCAAAGGGGATGGAGATAAAGGCGAATAATAAATGTAAAACGAAAAAGATAAATGATTATTTATTACAGGATATAGCAAAAGTCGTATTAAAAAAAATACAGGATATTTATGATGAAAATAAAAATATATTTAATGAGATAACACAAATTTTAATAGAATTACAACCTAAAATTAATCAAAAAATGAAATTTACGAGTCATATAATATATGGTAAATTAGTAGAGTTATTTTATGAAAAAAAAACAACAATACGTTTTGTAAGGGCGGCAAACAAGTTAAAGGCATATACAGGTCCTATTATAGAATGTAAATTAAGGGGGTTATATGCAAAAAGAAAATGGTTAAGTATAGAATATACAAAATGGTTTTTAGAAAATAAATTTAATAAAGATGAAAAAGATACATGGTTAAACAAGTTCTTATCACATTCAAAAAAGGATGATATGGGAGATACATTATTAATGACAATAAATGGTTTATATGGCATTATAAAGAAACAAATAACAGATAAAAATGGAAGATGTATAAAATAAAGTATAAATAATAGTTTTTTAAAAGTATAAATAATAGTTTTTTAAAAGTATTATTTATTTAATGATAAATTTGAATATATAATTCGGTAAGATCACTTTTTTTATAGCAAAAATAAGTCCAAGTGTTATAATCCAAGTTGTATTTGCATGTTTTAAGAAAATTGTTTACAATGTTAAAAGAAATACAGAGTTCATTTTCATATTCTATAGAAAAAAATTTTAAATGGGATAGATTTTGTTTTGGATTATAATTATAGTAAAGTAGGTGAATAAAAAAATCTGTAAGATCAGTACTTTTCAAGTTGGCTAAAAAGAATGGGCTATAGGTAAATCTATTTTTAAAATCTTCATAAAGGTGTATAATATTATATGTATGATAATCTAAAAAGGGTGTTATAAGATCCTCGTCGTTATGGACTGAAGATGTATCTGAAAGATTGTCATCTGACATTTAAAGATATTTATTTTAAAGAATAATAATAGTTATATGAATGGATATGTTTAAATATTTTTAAATAAATTTTTAAAATTAAATTAAATTTTATTTTATTTTATTATACTATATTAAAACAATATGAACATTCTAAAAGAAATTCAATCTAATAATATGTTAAAAGTGATTATTGTACTTGCTGGTGTTTATTTATTTATGGTATATAACAAAGAAGATATGGGTAATTTAATGTATGGTATGGAGGGAGCTGAAAATGTTTCAATGTTAGCGCCATCACCAGCCGCACCCAAAAAGACATTAGAACAAGTTAGAGCCGAATTAGAACAAGTTAGAGCCGAATCTGAACAAAGGATGTCTGCTGCTGAAATGGCTCAGCCTATAATTCAAGGACCTACTTCTAGCGGTCAAGCAGGTAGTGCTCCTCAACAACAACAAGCTGGTTTCCAACGTGTAGTAGACGGTGTACCTCCATTGGCTGCTGAAGACTTATTACCTAAATATGATGATGCTGATAAGTTTGCAAAAGAAAATCCTATTTCTAAACTTCTTAAGGAACAAAATTTCTTAATTAGTGGTTATCACGTAGGAATTAATACAGTTGTCCAGAGTAATAAAATTGCGTACCATGATTTGAGATCTGCACCACCAATCCCTAAGGAAAGTGTTGGACCTTGGTCTCAAAGCAGTTACGATACGCCAATGGGTGCAAACAGACGTCAATTAGAAATTTCTTAAGTAAAAAATTAATTATATTAGTTATCAAAATAATAAATAATATAATAATTTGTAAAAAAGTGTGCGAAATATTGCAGAAAAATAAACGTATTTAAAGGTATCGAAACATAAAAAGTATAAAATGGAATCCCAAAATAAAACATTAAATATAGTGACATTAATTGAAAAAAATCCAATTACACGTTTTAAAGAAACGTACAACAATCGATTTATAGAAAAGATTAAAGATCATTTTACTAGTAAAGAACAACAAATTTTCTTAGGAAGTTTTTATACATATCTTAATTATAATTCCAAGACAGATTTTATTATTGATTTAGATAATGTATGGAAATGGTTAGGATTTTCAAGAAAAGATAATTGTAAAACCGTATTATTAAAACATTTTACTAAAGAGATAGATTATAAAATTTTTGCTCCTGAAGTTGCAGGAGCAAAAGATACAAAAGATATAGATAAGTTGTGTTATGAAAATAGAGGTGGTCATAATAAGGAACAAGTTTTATTAAACATTGAAACATTTAAGGGTTTATGTATGTTAGCGGGAACAGAAAAGAGCAAAGAAGTTAGAATGTATTATCTGAAATTGGAAGAAGTATTACAGGAAGTAATATTAGAAGAGTCTAAAGAATTACAAGATCAATTACAAGAAAAAATAGAAAAAATACAAATGTTAGAAAATAAACCAGAAATGGAAGGGTTTTATTCTAAAAGTGGATATATTTATTTAATTAAAGATACTGCAAGTTTAGGTGCTTATAAAGTTGGTCTTGGTGAAAATCCTGATAGACGCTTAATAACACTTAATGTTAGTTCAAGTCAGAAATCATTAAAGATGATAAAGATGTTTAAATCAAATAATATGAGATATGCTGAAAAAATGATTCATATTTTGTTAGAGCCTTTTCGTATAAAAAGACGTAATGAATGGTTTTTCCTAAGTGATAATACGGAGTTAAATTACGTTATTCATACAATTAAAAATAGTATTGAATATACTGATAAATATAATTTTGTAGATTATAATTCATTTAAAGATTATGCTAATCAACTTGAAGATAAGTTAAAAAATATAACGGAAGAAAATATATGTTTTGAAAAGCCAAAAAAATATGTAAATAGTAATTTTATATGTAGAACCGATAAATTAAGTAAATATAATGGTGTATCTTGGTGTATTAAAGAAGATAAATGGATGGTCAGAATAACTAAAGATAATGATACAATATTTTTAGGTAAATATGATACAGAATTAGAAGCTGCTATTATTTATAATGATTATGCAACATATCTTAATAGAACTTTAAATATGAATTATAGATTAAATGATATAGATAATTATGTTTCTAATCCAAGAGACATTCCAGAAGAATGGCGTAAAAAAAAACTTGAAACAAAATCATCACAGTTTAACGGCGTTTATTTTATAAAATCAAAACAAATTTTTGAAGCAAGTATTCAATATAAAAAAAAAAGTTATAAATTAATAAAAAATGAAAGTGATATTGAATGTGCCAAATTATATAATCAACAGGCATTATACTTTAATAATCATTTTGGAACTAATTACAAACTCAATGATATTGAAAATTTTACAACAGTAGAAAAAAATTATATTAGCAGTATTAAAAAAAAATATAGTAGATTCATTGGAGTATCTATTAGAAATGATTCTGATAAGTTTAGAGCATATATAAAATATAATGGTAAAAGAATTGATTGTGGAACTTTTAAAAATGAGGAAGATGCTGCGAGAGCATATAATAAAAAAGCAGAAGAATTAAATGCATTAGAAACAACAAAAATAAAATATATGATTAATGAAATATCTTGATTTTGTTAATTTTAATTTTAATATTGTAAATGATAGTAAAAATTAAAAATGTTAGATACAATTTGTGACGTATTAAAATCAGCTTATGAAAGAGGGTTGGTATCTAATAGAGATGGGAATGCATCTGGAGATATTGGAGATATTATAATGAATAAAAATGAAAATAATATGAAAATAAACTGTTCTTATTGAAACTGAAATGGATAAGATTGAAATATGTTTTAAAAATTCTTATAATTTTTATAAATTGGCAGTAGAGATATTAACGTATTCACAAATAAATTACAGTAAGGCGGCAATGACTATAATGGAAAAATATATTGATTTAGAATTAACTTGTGTACATACAGAATATTTTGAAAAGGAAAATATGATGGATGCAATTGTAGATTTAGATGCTTGTAAAAATGGTATGACATGGACCGCTTCATCTTGGATATTGGAAACATATATTCAAAAAATGGAATATTTTTGTAAGGAGTTTAATTATCCGGTTTATGAAATCGAAACTGAAATAGAATATGATACTGATATTGAATCTGAAAGTGAATTAGAAAGTGATATTAAAAATGAATTGTAGAATCTTTTATATATATAAAAAATTAATTTAAAAAAGAAAATAATAAGTATATAATGTTGGAAGTATATTATTGTGTAGATATGGATACAGGTGACGAAGAAAATTTGAGTTGTATAGAAAAATGTTTAAAAATATTTATAGAGGTGAATTATAGGGATTATAAATTAACAAAATTTGAAAGATATGTTAAATCAAGATGTGTGAAAAATGATGATATTATAAAAAATGGGTTATATACATTTAACAAAATGTATAATGAATACAAATTAAAAAGTAGTGAAAAGATTTGGTTTATTTATATATCTAACGGTAATATAAAGACAATGTATAAAAATGTATGTGTTGTATTATTAAATGATAATCCAATAGAAAAGGAATGTTTTTATATAATAAATAAAAATCCATTGCTATTTAATACAGATATGTCAAAAGAGTTAAAAGTTGAATATCTTAAACAATTAAATAAATACTTGAAAGAATTATTTGATACGCAACAAGTAATAAAATATGAAAACTTTAATGTATAAATTATAATAATGTATATAAACATAGATTATTATATTTTAACTACGTGATCTGGATGCATCTGTATTAATTTAATATGAGAAATAGAATGTAGAAAAACAGTGACATAATTTTGATAAGGATTGTACTCTTTAATCTCTCCTATATAACTTTTATAATAATTATAAATACTATCTTTATATTTCACAATTTTTACAAAATCACCTTTTTTAAATGAATATAAGTTTTGTTCTGCAGAATAGTCACGTTGTTCCTCTTTATTAGTATCTTTATTAGTATTTTTGTTAGTATCTTTGTTAGTATCTTTATTAGTATTTTTGTTAGTATTTTTGTTAGTATCTTTATTAGTATCTTTATTGATATTTATTGATTTATCTGCATTTATAGGTTGTTGTTGATCAGACGAGTTTTGTGTATTAAAAGAAACTACTGAATTATTTTTGAGGAAATCTATGAAATTCATTTAAAAATAAAAGAATATATGTTTTTAAGTAAAGATGTTATATAATTGGGCATTTTGGAGTATGGGAGTAGGAATGGTGGTTTATTATTTTAGAGATAGGTTAAAAAGAATGTTACTAAGTGGGGTAATAACGGGTTTAAAAATGAGCGTGTTATATTATAATCATTTAACAAAAAAGGGAGATAGTATAAATCCAAATGGGGTGGTATATATTGAGGATAAAAAAATTATTATTCACGAGTATGATATTGTATATAATAACAAATCACATAAAATGTGTTTTATATCTGAAAAATATGATAGTGAGGGGGTAAATACAAAATTAGTATTATTTAATGATAATAAGGAAGATATTTTAGCACAGAGACATAAGTTTGTGTATTGTAGTATTATTAATAAGGATAGGGAGTGTGTGAGGGATATTACGGATGAGATGAGGGCATTTATGTTTTATTTTAAAAAAGGTTATTATGTATGTAATGTAGAATATGTATTGAAATATTTACAATCTAAATACGATGGTTTAAAAGTAAAAGATTGTAATTTGTTATTTGTTTTGAATGATGATGAATTTACAGAAAAGGTTATAGAGTTAGATAATACGGGTGAGGGTATTTTGTTACATACAATTATATAAATTATTTTTATATTATATATTATATATATAAATCATTATGGCACAAAAGTTATTAAAGTTGGTATGTTATATTCCTGGTGGTCAGTATATTTCGCCATTTTTGACAGCGTTAGTAAATCCTTTTTGTTGTTGTGTGTTATTATTAAGTGTATTTACGCCTATAGCTACAAGTGCTCCAAACGCATTAAATTCAAAAGATGGTGAAAAGAGTACAGGAAAGGCATTTACTAGTGCATTTTTAATATGGTATCCAGTAGTTGTATTAATCAATTGTCTTATATTTTATGTATTATGTAAATATGGATAAATAAAACGACTTTTTGTTTAAAAAAAATAAAATAAAAAAATAATATATATATGGGAAAAATAGATACATTGGTATTATCTGGGGGTGGTGTAAAGGGAATAGCTTATGTGGGTGTATTTAAAAAGTTGAGGGAATTAAAGGTAGAAATAAAGGAGATATGTAGTGTTTCAGTTGGTTCAATGATGGGTTTATTATATGTATTGGGGTATAATTACGAGGAGTTGGTGAGTGAAATAAAGATGCAAAATATGGATACGTTGAGAGATATAAATATAGGAAATTTTTTAAATAAATATGGAATAGATACTGGTAAAAATATAATAAAGTGGATAGAAGGTTTATTAGAGGGTAAGGGGTATAGTAAGGATATTACATTTATAGAATTGTATAATAGTACGAGGATCAAGTATAGGGTTTTGGCGACAAATTTGAATAAATACGAGACTGTGATATTTGATTATATAAATTGTCCGGATATGAAAATAACGCGTGCTATACGTATGTCGATTGGTATACCTTTTGTATTTACGGTACAGAAATACAAGGGGGATGTACATGTAGATGGTGCAATAGTGAATAATTATCCGATTGATTTATATGGAGATAAATTAGAAAATGTATTAGGGATAAAGATGGAAAATGGTACAAAAGGCAATGTTAATCAGGTGATAGGGGATATAAGTGGATATATATTTAATGTAATGAATTGTTTTTTATTACATAGGTCAAAATTATTATTAGATGAATATAAAATACGTACATTAAGTGTGACTATGGATAAGGTAATAAGTACGATGAGTTTTAATATAACGGATGAGGAAAAACAGATGTTATTAGAATGTGGTTATAAGAGTGCGTGTGAGTTTTTTACGGAAAAAGTGTAAAAATAAAATAATATGTGAATAACAAATAACAAAACAAATGTCTAACGAATTAGTGGATGATAATTTGGATGAAATAGTAGAAAAAATTTTTAGTAAACCTCCTAAAGAGAGATGTAGTATTCATTTGGAATTAGAGGAGGAAACTGCAGAAATTGCACAAGATGAAAGTGTGGATAAGTTTGTATTTAATATATTATTTTTAATAACATACAAGGGAATAAAAAAGTTATATGGCAAAGATAAAGAAATGATAAATTTAAAAGAGTCTGAAATTATGGTTATAAAAGAATATGTTAGATCATACGGGTATGAATTGGTAGTAAGGGGTAATAATACTGATAGGGATCCGTGGGAGATAATTAAAAGTGGAGAGCGTTTAATAAATTACCAAGTTCATTTTGATAAAATATATTAAAAAAAGACGATAAAAATGATAAGAATGATAAAAATAATATGATTTAGTATATTATAATTTATAATTAAGTTTAATTCCAGATTTTTTTTTTCTTTTAGTATAGTATAAAAACAAAAAAAAATGGGTGGTGGATTAATGCAATTAGTTGCCTATGGAGCTCAAGATATTTACCTTAAAATCCAGTAGGGTAGAAAAACGTCAGGGAATATCGAAAAAATAAGATATTCATAAATCCCTTTAATGGACAATTTTTTATAAAAATTACCATAGACGTTAATCAAGGGTTTTTAATCCTTGGTGAGAAAGCCAAATTGCTGGGAATTCCTAAAGCTTATTCTACCAAGAATTTATAGTGATATAAGTTTGGCCAAGAGAAAACTTGGAGGGTAACAATGAATAAGATATTGCAATGGATAATCAGCAGCCAAGCTTCTTAAATTAAGAAGAAGGTTCAACGACTAAATGGTTTTCGGATGAATTTTAAATTCATTTTAAGATATAGTCTAATCCTTATTGAAAAATAAGGTAGAGGAAATGTACTGGTAATCCTCAAATTACTTTTTTTAAAGTTGTGTACAGACGTCACACTAACTTCTCAATTGAAAGTATTGAACAAACCTTTTGAATGAAGGGTTGAAAAGTAGCCTGCTATAACTATGAGGATATGTTATAGAAAAACAGTTAGTATTCCTCTATTAATCAATATTTTATACCACCCAGTTTTTATCAATTGATTAATAAATAATACAGCTACTAGTAAATTAGATTTTTTATAAATCATAATTTGCGACATTATCAAATTGCTGAAAACCCCTTAGAGCCTTTAGTACTAAGGAATTTTCGAAAGAAAATTCTGGCCAAGATAAAACTTGGGTATAGTAATAATCTAAAGGATTGGGCAATCAGCAGCCAAGCTCTAAAGATGAATTATATAAAAATGCTTTATCATATTTAAATAAATTAAAATCCAAGAGTGCAGTTCAACGACTAAATGATAATGGGTGAAGAAATGCGAAGCTGTTCGTTTCTTTGCTTAAGATATAGTCTAGTCCCTAATCTATTTAAATAGATTTAAATACACCGAAAGGTGGGGTATAAACGTCAATGGTACGGTCGATTTCGGTCGCAAGGTTTCTTGTACTGTATCTCGCAATGGAGATTTAATCCACAAGGTATATCTCCAAGTTGATCTACCTGCTGTAACAGCTAGTGGTTCTGAAACTATTCGATGGGTAAATAATGTTGGTCATGTATTGATCGATGAAGTTTCTATCGAAATTGGTGGGCAAACCATAAACTAATCAAGTATCTCCGACTTGATAATCTGTGGTTAGAAGTAAATATTTAAAAATATTTGCTAGTCAGACATATAGATAAAAGTGAATTTATTTTCTTGTTCGTATGTTTTGGCAACACTTTCAAATTGCGAAAAACCCCTTAAGACAGAAAAAACTGATTTTCTAAAATTATATATTTATAAAAAGATGAATACCAAAACGTGTAAAAGCTGCGGTATTGAAAAGCATAAAACTGATGATTTCCCCAAAAACGGTAGAATTTTTAGAGCTATCTGTAAAGTTTGTCATAGTGACAAACAAAAAAAACGATATGATGAAGATAAGGAAACTTATTTAATTAATAAAAAAAAATATTACGAAGAAAATAAGCAATCTATAATCGTAAAAAATAAAGAGTATCGTAAAGAAAATAGAGACAAGATATGCCAACAAAAGAATAATTACTATCAATTGAATAGAGAAGAAATTCTTAAAAAAACACAGACTAAAGACTATAAAGAAAAAAGGAATAAATATCTTCAAAATCGTAGAAAAGAAGATAAGACTTTTGCTTTGATTTGTGCATATAGAGCACGGTTAAATGAAGTTCTTCATAAGCAAAAAAAAAATACTTATATTGAGTATTTGAATTGTAAACGAGAACAGTTTTTAGAGTGGATTGAATTTCAAATAAAAGATCCATTAAAATGGGAAACATATGGAAAAGACTGGGTAATTGATCATGTAATTCCGATTGATTTTTTTGATTTGGAACAAGATGAACAAAGATATATGTGTTTTAGTTGGTTTAATCTTAGACCTCTTTTAATAAAAGAGAATCTAAGTAAATCAAACAAGATACATATTGAAGCAGTTGAACAACATCAAAATATGCTAAATAATTTTAAAAATGTTAGTTATTGGTACCAAGCTGATATAGAAATATATCAGTGGCTGAGACAAAAACTCGGGTATGGTAAAAATCCTTCTGTATTGGGCAATTCGCAGCCAAGCTTCCAAAGTTGTATTATTATACAAACGGAAGAAGGTTCAACGACTAAATGTTAGTGGGTCTAAGTAAAAGTATATTTTTACAATGAAGACTTAAGATATAGTCTAGTCCCTTCCTATTTAGGAATTAAATACATCGAAAGATGGGGTATGTTAGTAATTAAAAGTTTACTAACATTACGTGATAAACATTACGGAGATTGGTTACAAATCTGGAATGAATTAACTCAAACTTCTGAAAAAGAAGCTGGTTACAATGAAATGATCGGTAATGTAGCATCTATGACTGATGCTAATGCAGATACTATTGGAGCATATACTCTTTATATTCCTTTACAATTTTGGTTCTGCAGAAACCCTGGTCTTGCTTTGCCTTTAATTGCATTGCAATATCATGAAGTCAAGTTCAATATTACTTTCAGATCTGCTGCTGATTGTTATATTTTGAGTGGTGGTGCTTTTACTACTCCAGTTTTATCAAATGCTTCATTGTACATTGATTATATTTATCTTGATACTGATGAACGTCGTCAATTTGCTCAAGTTCAACATGAATATTTGATTGAACAGTTACAATATACTGGAGCTGAATCTTTCAGCAATGCTTCAGTTAAATCCAAGTTAGCTTTGAACCATCCTTGCAAGGAACTTGTATGGGTTATTGCACATTCTGTTCGAGAAACTGCTAAGGCGTGGACTACTTATACTGCTAGTAATGGTGATGGCCCAGTTGTTGATGCCAAGTTACAATTAAACGGCCATGATCGTTTCTCTACTCGCAAGGGTTCTTACTTTAACTTGGTACAACCTTATCAACATCATACTCGTATTCCATCTGATGGTATTTACGTCTATTCATTTGCTCTTAACCCTGAACAACATCAACCTTCAGGAACTGTTAACATGAGCAGAATCGACAATGCTACTTTGATGATGACTCTTGACAGTGATCTATTCACTTCTTCAGGAACTGCCAAGCTCCGTCTATATGCTGTTAACTACAATGTTCTACGCATCATGGCGGGAATGGGCGGCTTAGCTTACTCTAATTAAATATTTATAGTGTATTTCAAACGACAAAAAAATAAAAAACGTAATTATGGTTTTTTGATTTTGATTTTCTACGATTGTAAAAAATTGATTTTATTTAAATAATTAAATAAAAACAAAAACAATAATGGTATCAGAAGAATTTAAGAAATATTTGTCAGGATTTTTTGATGGAGATGGGAGTATAACTGTAGAAAAGATTAAAACTAAAGGATATACTTTAAGAATTAAATTTTGTCAATCGAATGAAAAGTGGATAAATACAATACAAAGAGTATATCCTTTTATGCATTATGATGGAGGTTTAAGAAATGATAAAGAAAATAATAGATGTGAGTATCAATTACGTGCGGCTGGAAAACAAATTGAACCACTTGTAGATGATTTATTAAAATATTCTATATTAAAATATGAACAATTATTAGAAGCTAAAAAATTTTTTAAATTAATTAATGTTAAAGATAAAACAGATGAAAAAGAAGAAATTTATAATAAACTAAAAGAACTTAAAAAAAAAAGTCAGGTTAAACCTTATGATAGACTTTGTAAAGAATATATTGCAGGATTTTTTGATGCTGAAGGTTCAATTGGTATTTATTCACATAGTTTAAGAGTCAAAATTACACAAAAATCTGATGTAAATATATTACAAAAAATAGCTGATATGTACAATAATATTAATAATATAGATAATTATGCAATATCTTTTTATGGTATAAATTGTTTAACTTTATTAAATGATATATTACCATATTGTATTTATAAAACTTTACAAATTAAAGCGGCTATAGATTATATAAACACTTTGAATGTAGAATTAACTAATGATATTTATTTAAAAAGAGACAGATGTATTAAAATTATCTGTGACGAGAAACAAGTAGATACAAATGATAATATATTTAAAAATCAGGATAGTCATAAAGTATATTTACGCCAATGTTTTGAGGAGTTTTCTAAATTATCATATTCAGAGTTATTAAATTATTGTAAGATGATAGAAATACAAGATACAAAAAGTTGTATAAAATTTGAAAATAAAATTTATAATAACAATGATTGGTCTAATTTTAATATAAATCCTATACTAGAATTTTGTGAAAATAATAATCAAATTCAGATGTATCAATATTATAGAAAAAAAGTATCAAGTTTACCTTTAACAGGTGTTGTAGGACGTGCTATACGTATTTTAGTAAAAGATACTTTTACAGATAAATATATTGGAATTATGTGTTTAAGTTCTGATGTTTATCATCTTGGAGAAAGAGATAATTTTATTAAAAATACAAATGATAACATAAATGATATAAAAGATAAAAAATATTTAAAAAATGTGATGAATTTATCGTGTTGTGTACCATTACAACCATTTGGATTTAATACAACTGGTGGGAAATTAATTGCTTCTTTAGCATTTAGTAAAGAAGTTTTTGATTATTATTTTAATAAATACAAAGAACCATTATTAGCGATTATTACAACGTCTATTAATGGTAAATCTATTCAATATGATAGATTAAAATGTTTAAAAATGATAGGATATACAAAAGGATATGGTTCTGTAAATATACCAGATAATTTATATAAAGTTTGTCAAGAATATAATAATATATGGAAAGTTGTTCCAAAATCAAATAGAATTGATAGATTTAATTTTTTAAAAAATTTACTGTCACATTTAAATTTATCACACAATATATTACAACATAATAACAAACGAGGAATATATTTTGGTTATCTTTTTTCTTCAAGATTAAATGATAACTATAATATAGATGAATTAAAGAATGTAAACTGTATTTATCAAGAATGGAAAGAAAGATGGTGTAATAGACGTATTAATAATTTATTAAATAATAATATTATAAAAACTTCATTCGATTTGTATACAGATAGTACATTTAAAGATTGTATTAAATTTAGATTGCCAAAGATTGAAGATATAGTAATTACAGATAGTTTAATAAAGGAAATATTAAGTTATAAATCTAAACCTATATCTCAAGATCAAGTATGTAAAATATTAAATGATAAATATAATATATCATTAGTGCAAAGTGATATTTCTAGAATTTATACTGGTAAGATAGTGCCTGTAATACAAGATAATGAGTATATTCAAATGATTAATCAGAAATCAAGTAAGAAAAAAATTACAGATGATGAAATATATTTTATATTGGATTTATATAATAAAACTGATTATAGTTATTCTGAAATAGTAGAAAAATTTAATAAGAAATTTAATAAAAATATTACAAAAGGAACTGTATCTGATGTAATTTTAGGTAAAATAAACCCAGTATTAAAAAGACAAGAACAAAAAAATGTCAACATTGATAAATTTAATTTATTTAATGAGGAACAACTTTTAGTTATTATAAAAATGAAAAGTGATAATAAAACAACTCAAGAGGTATCAGACTATATTAAAAATATATATGGGGTTTATATAAATCGTAATTTTATTAGTAAATTATGGAATGGTGATAATGTAGGTTTATCTGATTCTATTAAAAATTCGAATGAATATTTAGATATGCTTAAAAATAATAAAAAAAGGACAGTGAAATTAAAAAAATTTACAAATGAAGAGTTGGATTTTTTGAAAAATTTTACAGGTTCTTTATCGGAATGTTGTTTAGAATTTATTAAAAGATATAATAAAGATGTTACTAAAGCATATATAAGTAAACTAAAGAAGTCTTGAAAATATTAATTTTACTTTTTATAAATAAAATTAACAGAGATGCGTGATTTGACCTGTGTATTTGATGATAGTCAGGGTTAATATAAAAATCAATTAAATGTAAAAGAATTATGTAATTTTTTATTCTAATCTGTAAAGTAAAATGGATTATTCTACACGTTTTAATAATCAAACGCATAACTTTTTAGATGCGGTACAGTCTTATGAAAATGTATTGGACGAAGAAATGATGACTGCAATTAAAATGTTAGATTTAAAACAAAATGAGATTCTATTAAATGCGTTTGCTGGTGGAATTCCTATTGATAAATATATAGATAAAAGTTTGAATATACAATACTTGGAATATGATACAAACAAGGGGTTTTCTAATACCGATATAATACATTATACAATTGATAATATTCCAATAAAATCACAATCTATAGATAAAATATTATGTTTAGCTACATTACATCATTTTAACAACCAAGAAAGACAAATTTTATATAAAGAATTTTACAGAGTTCTTAAACCATCTGGTATGCTTGTTATAGCTGATGTTATAGAAAACTCATTACAAGCAAATTGGCTTAATATTTTTGTAAACCAGTATAATAGCAATGGGCATAATGGTAACTTTTTTTCACCTACAGATTCACAATTAATAAAAAATACTGGTTTTAATAACGTTATTGTTTCTATTCAACATTATAATTGGAAATTCTCTGACGATTATAGTTTAATTAGTTTTTACAAATTACTTTTTGGACTAAATTTGTGCAAAGATGACAATTTTCTTTTAGATAATATAAAACATTATTTAGAATATCAAAAATTGACTAATATCATAATTCCTTGGAAATTATTGTATTTTAATTGTAAAATATAATTATGTCCACATCAATCCTTGTTTTATCTCAGTTTTTATATCAAACACTTGAAACCCACCATTTGGAGTAAATGTAAATTCACTGAAATAAATTATATTATTGTTACCTATATAAAAATCAAGTCTTACAAATTCAAAATTTGCTGACAACGTTTCGCACAATTTGAGTAATTTAGATAAACATTTTGGCTTTGGGATATCAAAATTTATTCCCGAAGATATTAAATTCCAGTCTATATCATAACTGTTTTGAACGTTTTTATATTTTACACCTATACTTATTGGTTTACAGTACACGCATCTAATCATATAAACAAGTGCTTCACCAGTATGACCTAAAATGGAATCATTTATTTTTTCCTCTATAAAGAATCTTGGTTTTATATAACTATATTGTTTTTCTCTATCTCCCCCATAATATTTATTCCAATTTTGTAACTTCATAATTACATTATTTAGACTTGTTTTATTATTTATATTTATATTCCAGTTTGAACCGTGCGCACTCTTTATAATATATTTACTGTCTAAATCGTCTTGGGATATATCTTCAGGTTGTTTTAATATTTTAATTAATTTAGCAACTTGAATATCCTCACCACATAAATCCTTAACTATTCTCTTTGCTTCAATTTTATCAACATATTCAGCGTATTCTTTAGATAAAATTGTGCCATAATATTCTATTTTTTTGAACATTGGAAGTTCCATCCAATTATTTGGCTTACAAAATGTCAACATCATTATAATAAACTTTTATTTTAATATTTTAATATTTGTATTTGTTAATTATAAATGTGCTAATTTGTATTAATTAACAAATGCGCGTGCTTTAAATACAAGTTGTGTAAAATTAGCATAATTAGGAGTGGTATATTGCAACTGTCCACTAGAAGTAATATTAAATTCTATACCTGTATCATTACCGACGTATGTTTTAATAATTTCCCATGATGACCCTTTATTAACACCTCTAATATGGAAATTGCAATATAAATTACTACTATTAGAAGTGGTTAATTGAGATGCAAGATATATATCAAATCCCCAAACGTCTGAACTAAATACTAATCCAGTTATATTAGCAAATGATGTTTGGTTATTAGCAGCAGTAAAGCTTAATGATGAATAAATATCTCCGGAATTAGGGGTTATATCAATATTATTGACGAATACTTTTTGACCAACGTATAATTTTTTACCAATACTAGCTCCACCTAATGTTGTTAATGTACCACCATAAGTGTTATTTACTGCATCTGTTGTATTTGAAATTGAAATACCACCAGAAATTAGTAATCCGCCAGTAGTAGAATTTATAGAAGGTTGTGTTGAAGTGGATGTAGCAGCAGAGAAATAAATAGGAATATTATCAGTAAATGTGACATTTGTTTGTCCTGGGTCTTGTACAGTTCCTCCAAATTCAAATCTATCTCTAATTTCATTATATACTAAGCCAACATAGGGTTTATTATAAAGTAATACATTGTCTCCAATAGAAGGATTCTGTGTTGTCCAAGCAGAAGAAATTGTAGCTACACGTGTTGATCCTATATAACCAGTGATTTTTCTAACTTGATTATTACTGAAACCAGAAGTGATTTTAATCCACCAATTTGTATAATAATTATCAACTGCACTAGCTGATGTATTTAATTTTATTTGTACATTTGTCATACCAGTTTGACTTGGCAAGGTATCTGGTGTGCTATTTGTGTCAGTTACTACATCACCTGAACCTGAATCATTATCAGATTGTTGTCTTTGAACAATAAATCCTGCATCTTTTGATCCAGTAGGGCCTGAATTTAATACTAAAATGTTATCTCCAATGACAGTATTAGTAGAAACAACAGATGTTGTTTGGCCATTTACAGTTAAATTTCCTGTTATAGTTGTATCACCTAAAACATTCATATTTCCTGAAATGCCAACTCCTCCTGCTATTAATAATGCGCCGTTACTTACATTTGTACTTGCTGTTGTTGATAAAAATGTGACATCGCCTCCAATAAACATATTTCTACCAATACTTAGTCCACCTCTTAATGTTAATGATCCTCCATTTGATACATTTGTAGCGGTTTGAGTAGAGTTGATAGATAATCCACCTGACATGATAATTGAGCTTGATGCATTTGATGTACTTGGAATAGTATTATTAAATGTCATTGTGCCATCTGAGTAAGAAATATCAAATACACGTTGTACAAAAGTGCCTAATGAATCATATCGAGAAATAGAAAAGTTATGAGATGAAATATTTTTATCAAGAGAGACACGTCTAATATTTAAATTATCATATACTTCTATAAAATTATTTGTACTAGTTATATATTTTCCTACACCATATACATTTGCATCACCTCCTACATGTATATCTTTAGTAACACTTGTCCCACCAGCAATAGTTAATCCACCACCTTGTGTAGTACTTGATGCATTTTGAGTTGTTTGTATACTCAAACCGCCTGCTACAACTAATGCTCCTGTACTAGAATTTATACTATTTTGTGAGGATGTTAATAAAAGAGATGATAAAGTACTAGATGTACTATTTCCATATAGATTACCATTAATCCAAAGATCTTTTGCAATAGACGCACCTCCTGCAATTGTAAACGCACCTCCATTAGTAAAGTTTACTGAATTTGCAGTGGATGCAATAGATAAGCCACCAGATATTTTAACGGCGCCAGTTGTACTAGAAGAGGATACGGTTGTATTTACAATTTCCATAACGCCTCCAAAATAAGATCTTCCTAAAATTCCTAATCCACCGACTGATGTTATACTTCCACCTGATGTAACACTTGATGCATCTGATGTATTTCTAATACTAATTCCACCATTTAAAACTAAATTTCCAGTAGATGAATTATTACTTGGTGTTGTAGAAGTAAAAGTTACTGTATTATTACAATTAAATGTTCCATTTATATCTAAATTAAAACTGGGATTGGATGTATTAATACCTACATTTCCTGATGTTTGTAAAACAAGTTGATTTGCATTTGTACCAGAATAGATTGTTATATATCTAGTAATTCCAGTGCCAGTTTTATTAGAATACAAGCCATATCCATCATTATTAATAGATCCAATCCTTGCAAATTCGCTGTTTATATCTGTATCAGATTTACCTAAAGTAAATAATGATAGTTGATTTCCATATGTTCCAGAGATACTAGAATTAACCAATTGCATACTTGGATATAATGTAGATGTTATTTGTAAATTAGAAAATGATGTAGATACTGTAGATGTATTTATAGTAACATTATTCATAACAAGATCACTTCCTAATAATAAATTTTTTGAAATACATGCACCACCTGCTATTGTTAATGCTCCTCCATTAGTTACACTTGTACTATTTGATGTATTATTAATACTTATACCACCTTGTACAATAAAAGATCCTGTTGTAGAATTAGATGAAGGTGTTGTAGAATTAAAAAGGAGAGATCCATATGTTGTTAATGTTAATTGAGAATTATTATTTTGCAATACAATATTTCGTAACTGACCAGTACCTGTTTTATTGCTTGATAAAATATAATCCGAGTTTGTAAAACCTAATGATATATATTCACTATTAGTTACATCAGTTGGAGAACCTGATGCAAAAATTTTAATATCAATATTATCTGTACCATCTCCATCTTTTGTAAACATATTAATAGACATGGGGACAGAAGATGTTTGGCCTTGGAAAGATAAAGAATTATTTGTATCACCTCCTCCTAAAATAGAATAACTTTGTGAACTTCCTCTAATAGATAATTCATTTGTTCCTTTTATTCTAAAAACTTCGTTTCTTGCACTTGAACTTGTTGCTGCATAAAAAATATGATCATTACTTGTTGATGGAACTTGATATGTTAAATGGCCGCCACCTGTATTTCCAAGACCTGTAAATTGATGAGGTTGAGTTAGGTCGTTTGAAGATTGGTATAATATAAATTTATTTGATTTGTTTGCATTTAAATTATCAATTCCTAAAGAATCTCCAAAATATGATTTTTTTGAAATACCTATTCCACCAGCAACAGTCAATGAACCTCCATTTGTTATATGAGTTGAATCAGTTGAATTTCTAACACTTATACCACCTGTTATTACTAATGCTCCAGTACTGGAATTAATAGAATCTATTGTATCCGTTATAGAAACGTATTTTAAAAATGTTGTATTTGTAGATTGAGATGTCATTAACGTTACATTATTACTTTGAAGTGAAATACTTCCTGTAGAAGTTGATACAATAACATCATTTGTATTTGATATAAAAAGAGTATTCCCTGTAATATTAATAGATCCAGATGTAATATTATTAGAATTATTTAATAATATCTGGTCTTTATTTGTATAACGAACATTAACACCATATGTACCAGATGTTTGTTCTCCTAATATAACTTGTTTATCAACAATAACATTTTGTCCTATAGCTATTCCTCCTGCAACTGTTAAAGATCCACCTTGTGTTATACTAGAAGCAGATTGAGTAGAATTAATAGATAATCCACCTTGTACAACAAGAGCACCAGTAGATGAATTAGTACTTGTTTTGGTATAAGAGAAGGATGATTCTGTATCAGATACAGTAAAACGTCTATTGACGCCATCTGGACTTAGATAAAAATTTTTATTTGTAGTTGTATCTAGGAATAATCGATTATCTGATATACCTCCTATATTAAATGTACCGCTTGCACTATCTAGAGATAGATTTTTGCCTATATATACATTTTTTGTAAATCCAGCTCCACCACCTATTGTAAAGGATCCTCCTGCAGAAGAACTGGAAGCATCTTGAGTGCAATTAACCCCTATACCTCCATCAACAATAAGAGCCCCTGTAATCATACTAGAAGAATTGGATGTATCATTAATACGGACGTTTCCATTTTGAATAATTAATGGCGCTTGAAAAGGTTCTACAGTGATTTTTTTAAGACGTATATCACTCATTTATATTAAATAAATATATTTATTTTTAGAATCTAACTATATTCGTATAGCATTAGAAATTATATTATTTATATGTAATAAATGTTTGAACGTCCTATATTAATTTATAGTAATCACTGTATTCATTCCCAAAATTTTATTAATGTATTACTTAAGGTGCCTCAAATATTTGAGGCATTTGTAAGATTAAATATAGATATAAATCCTGAAACAAATGCAAGAAACCCTGTTTTTTATGAAATACAAAATATATTACAACATAAAATAATAGAAGTTCCTACAATTATAGTAGATAATGGAAATTATGTACTTACTGGAGAAGAAGCTTTTAAATGGCTAGATTATTATATTAATAAAGGAAATAGTAGTAATAATATTCACAGTGATAACGGTAATGGTAATAGTAATGCTAATGGTAATGGTAATGGTAATAGTAATGCTAATGGTAATGATAATGGTAATGGTAATGGTAATGGTAATGGTAATGGTAATGGTAATGGTAATGAAGTAGAAAAAGAGGTGGAAGGTTTTAATTCAATTGAGATGGGGTCATTTTCAGATATGTATTCAACTTATGGATCATCTGATATGAATGATGCAAGAGATCAATCTTTTCAATTTTTGGATAGGATGAATATATTGATAGAAACGCCTCCTGAAGATGGTTCAACTGATTATAAGAGTTTTGATCAGAAACAACAAGAAAGGGAACATTTTGACAATATTAAAAAGGCTGATGTAAGAGAAAATTTTATAAAGAATATGGATCATACGTATAATTCTCAAAAAAATACATTTAATAAAAAAAATAGTAAGCAGGATGATGTAGATAGAAAATTAAAGCAATTATTAGCAGAAAGAGAGTCTTTTGGAAATGTTCCTAAAGCGCCATCAAAGGTTGTAAATTTTAATATATAATAACATACAAGATAACAAAAAAGAAGCATATTTTATAGTTAATTATTTTATTGTTAAATATAAAGTATGTATAGTTATTGGATTATAGGCTTATTTTGTTTATATGTATTATTAAAAAGCAAAGAGCACTTGACGGTTGCATTTAATAATGATCAAGTTGATACAAAAAGTCCACAAACATTATATGAACGTGAGACTAATGAAATAAAAAAAATTTTGCATAATAAAATCAACAAGGAGGATTATCCAAGGGATTTTGCAACGTTTTATATGACGGATATTATATTTGAAAGGTCAGTATTTGCAGAGTATATTAAAAAAAAAATACAAATGGTTTTTGATAAAATGTTTGTGGATACGTTATTAGACAATACAAAAATGATAAATAATATTTATAATGTTTATACTAAAGACGATAAATATAAAGATTTAAAAAAAATTATATTATATATTGATGCTGTAAATGTAAAATTAGGATTTACAAGAAAATTTTTAGTTTATATAAGATTAAATAATTTAACAACTTATACAAGTGAAAATGGTGAAATATATCCTATATTAAATTCTATATATGATGATTTAGAAGTTTTGTATATAAAAACTATAGAGTTGGATAAAGAAATGAGTGTAAAATATTTTCAGGGAGATGTATTAAGGGGTAAGGATGATAATTTTAATATGTTATACGAAATAAAAAATAGTATGGAATATATAGAACCACAATTTAATGAAACGAGTATTACAAAACAACAAAAAGAAATTTATAATAAAATGTTGGAAGATAAAAATAAAAAATTTAAATTTACGGGAATGTGTTATGGGTATGAAAATGCTGATAATAAAGAAGAGTGTATAAAAAATATGGGTATATGGGATAATGAACCAAATGAGGATAGTGATTGTCCATATTATAAGGCAAATGCGAATTATCCGAATACATTTGGTAAAATAAAACAGAATGTATGTGAATTACCTGCAAATATGAAAAATGTGGGTTATAGGGGTTATTCAAAGAGTATAAAGAATGTGCCATTGTGTTATAATTGCGAATATAATAAAATTGGTATAGGGACATTAGGGTATTGTTGTGATGATCAAATAAGTAAAAAAGAAGTATATACAAAATTAACTAGTCCAGATTATGCATTTGTTGGGGATAAAGAGAGTAGAAAAAAATGGGAAACTTTATTTTTGGAAAATAATTTAAGTGTAGAATGAAAAAATAATTTATTTTATTATTTATATATAGTAATAAAATGAAGAGATCTCCGCAATATAAAGTTGTAAATAAAAAAAAAGATTCTAATAAAAAGAGTCCTTCGCCTAAAAAATCAAACTCATTAAAAAAACGTAAAATTAAGACTGAATATAGAATGAGGGGTATGGGTTCGATGTTTTCAATGTATGGTGGTGCAACAGAGGCCATGGAAAAGGAATATAATAATTTGAAAAAGGAAATGAAAGATTTGGTGTATGAATACAAAAAGGTTAATCAAATGATTACAGATGATAAACAAAAGAAAAAAGATGAGATTGCAATTAGAAAAAAGATTGATAAAACAAAATTAAAATTAGTTGATACAAAAGATAGATTAAAAAATATATTAAAGAATGCATCAGACACTGCTACAAAAGCTGCTTCTGCATTAAGTGATGGTATAAAGACAGTTGGTAGTAAATTAGGCGATATAAAAAAATCATTTACTATAGATAAAAAAAGTAATTCGGACGACTCTTTAGATTCTATTGATTCAAGTGATAGTATAAGTTCAAGTGATTCAAGTGATAGTATAAGTTCTACGAGATCAGATTTAAGTAATAGATCTACAAATTCGTTAGATATTGGAGATGAATCTGCTTTTTTTAGGAATCTATTAAAAAAGTGAATTTTTTTTTATTTTATTATTTTTTTTATTCGTTGTTATTATTAGATGACTGATACAATTCCTTTTAAACATTCTTCTAATGTAACTATTTTAAAAAGAAAAGATCCATATAAGGGTAATATGGGTATTGTAACATCATATATTCCATCAAAATATAAGGTGGAAATAGATGTTAAAAATGCAAAAAGAGAATTATTAATAAACAAAACGTGGGTAAGAAAGTATGCTGATGATGTAGTAAAAGTAACAAAGGGTGATTATACAAATTCAAGAGGAAGAATTATAAATAGATATGATGCAGAAGTAATTGTAAATATAACTACTACAGGAAAAAATTATACATATAAACAAACCGAAGTGTTTTTTAAAGATCTTTTATTAACAAACAATGATTATATGCAAATTAAAGAAATATATTTAGATAGAGGGATTCGGATAAGTGGATATGAGATGCGTAATAACAGAATTGTAGATTCGACAATTGATGGATCGTCAATTCTAAAAGTAATGCCGGGATTAGAATTATATACTACACTTACTACAAATATTCCAGATATTTTGAAACCTTTTGTTAAAAATATAGAGGATCAAGGTGAAGAAGTTCAATTAGAAGAGGTTATTTATGATAATTTTGATGAAGAAGAAGAAAATGTTAATGTTAATGAAAATGAAAATGAAAATGAAAGAGAAATAACCAACTATGCTGATCTTGGATTAGAGGATGATGGAACTGACGAAGATCAGGTGACAGTTTCATATGCGGATGTGGAAAGATCCTCGTATATGACTAGAGAATTAACGGACGATGAAAGAGAGTATGAGAGGTATATAAGACAATTAGGATTTTTAGTTATAGATGATGTAAACAAGTATGATATATTTGATAAGGCTGCATCTATAATGAAAAATATTGTTAAAGCTGGTTATGAAATAAATGCAACAAATGAAGGTGAAACTGCAATAGAAAAATATAATCGATTAAAAAGTATGAATTTGAAATTTATAATAGCGTGTTTAGTATTTTATGATTTAAACAAGACACGACATATTTCATATAATAATTTTTTTAGAAGTATACCAGAGGGATATTTTAATATGAATGAAAATATCAATACAATTATGGAGAATATTTTTTTAATGAGGAATGTTCCAAGACTTATAGAGCTGACAGAAGAACAACAAGAGACGATTAGAGACTTATATAGACGTAGAGATAATGGAGGATTAATTCAATATAGTTTGCATAGATGTGATGAAAATTTGAGAATGATATTAAATATAACAATTTCTAATATAGAAAATATTCAACTCCAAAGTGTTAAAAAATCTGAAAAAATGGATATTGATAAGGATGTATCTCAAGATCGACGAAATAAAAATAGAATGAATGAATTAAAAAGTATGATTGAAAGGGGATTAGATAATGATGGTGAATACGAAAGGGAATTGTTTAATTTAGAAATGAGTGAATATTTAAATCAGGATAGACCAACACTTATTGAAAAAATACAAACATTTAAAGACACATTAAATAGACGTGGTGATTTGACAGGTAAATTAAAAAGAAAAATTAATATGATAACAAAGGCTGTTTTTGTAATTGATTATAAAAAAAAATTAATGGATGAAATTTCTAATGTGAATTCCGATAATACAAATAGAAGGGATATTTTACAATATGTATATGATAATTTAGAAAAAGCAGAAAGTGTATTGTCTAGTATGCATATTAATAATATAATTGATAGGAGAATACAAGCATTAGCTGCGGTTCATGCTAGACTTTTAAGACAATATGAAGGATATTTAGCAAAAAAAGAAGAAGAAGTCTTAGCAAGCAAATTGAGTAAAATGGCAATTTAAAAATTAAATATATATATATGAATTTAATAAAATAGATATATATATGGAAAAATATTCCGGATGTCAAAAACAAAGTAGTAGAATATTTAATTGAATCTATCGGGCTGAATTTTATAAGAAATCAGAAAAATTTAAAAAAATGAATAATAATTATAAAAATGATAGTATTGTAACAGAATGAATAATACAAATAAAAGATTATATAAAAATCACGAAAATGATATTTCAGAATTAGAACACGTATTTAGTAATGTAGATATTACAGAAAACATTGAGTATACATTATTAAAAAACTCGTTAAATACTAAATATAGAAATGATGATAGTATGATTGATTTTTTAAATAGTGCAAGAAAAAGGTATACTAGATATATTAAATATATTAATTTTGAAGAAAGTTGGAGAATTGAAAGGGAAATTTTTGAATTTTTACGTTTAGATAATTATAAAAATAAAAGGCTTGCATTTGATTTGACAAAGTATATTGATAGTATGATATTTGATATTATCGATAATAAACATTAGGATATAAACATTAGGATATAAACATTAGGATATAAACATTAGGATATAAACATTAGGATATAAACATTAGGATATAAACATTAGGATATAAACATTAGGATATA